AGGTACTATGAATATGTCCAGTAATAACAATCCGAGGCGGATCCAGATATTGGGATGGTTCTTCCATTGATGCGGGATTAATGCGCGCGACAAAGATCCAAACTTACTAAAAGTCAAAAACGAGGAATACGCATTGCTTAGTAAGTTGTTTATTGTTCCTAACAACCAGCTACCAGCTTCAACGAGCCTGATATACCATGGTCTGAGAGTGAGCGTCTTGGGGAGGGGCAAGCTGTTCCTATGGTCAACAATACCGTCACGTTTACTTTCAACGTAAGCGATAGTAGCCAAACGAACTGATTGTAACAAATCATATTTACAATCTGAAGGGATTCTCTTGATCAACTCTGATGTACTCCATGCAGAATAAACTTGAAAGTACACTTCTCTGTAAAGTGCACTCGGGGTTTTATCTACGGGGCATGTTATACGATCTAGTGCCTTATTAGCAACAGGATAATACACTAAATCGGCCGGGCCTCCAAAACCTAAAAGTTGTCGGTTTTGTTGCATCAACTCACCAATAGGAAGTATTCCTTCGCTAGAGATGTGAAGATAATCAAAAAGAGCATTGCAATGATTAAAGCATTTGAGTTCACAAGTGAACTTAAATGCCCTGCGATGTCGATATTGATCGGCCAGGCTTGCACCTATGTGTGGTATGGTTACAATTTCCGCGTCACCATTTTCATCACGTTCTAATTCATAATAAGAGCCATTAGAACCGTGATACCCAAATATGCCAGGTAATAAATGTCCAATCCAAACGATATGCATCGTTGGGTGTATTTTCATTACTCTCTCCAAGAAGTCTTGAGTGGTCTCCTCAAAGACTCGATACACGTCATTCATAAAGATAAGAGTTATTTTCTTATCCCTAATAAACTTCATGACCTGATCAGTGGTCTCCACAAAGAAGACCTCTTGGGGATCCAGACGGCTAGAACGACTAAAGAAGTCCTTGCTATCTTTCACGGCAGCAACATAGTTAAAGGTGGCATCTATGCCAGCCTTTTGTACCAGAGGACTATCTCGAGGACTTGCAAATAAGTCCAACACATTAAAGTTGTTACCATTAATGTGCCGTAAGAAGTTTCGAAAACATGTTTGACGAGCGTCAGCGTCAATACCATGCGGATTTGGATTCTCCTTCTCTACTATCTTATGCGGGATAGATTTAACGGTGTCTCTAAGAGTTTCAAAAACTTCTTGAGTACACTCGTAGACGGGAAAACCTCCTGAAAAGATATCACGAGGTATTTGCTTCCCTTTCGCATTGCTCCCCTTGGGAGGTGCAGGACCTTTAACCTTGGTGTTAGGTGGCCCTTTGGATCCATTAGGTTTCGGAGGACAAGGTTTATCACCTACAGGCGGAGCAGGCTCTGCAGGTTTAGAATTAGCTTGGCCCTTGAGCACAGGGGCCTTGGCAGGAGCACTTCCGACTGGAGCCGGAGTCTTGCCTTTCGTCGCCGACGGAACGGGAGCAACACCTTTGATGGGAACAGGTGCAACTTTCGGTGCAGGTGCAGACTTTAGGAAACCACCAACGATGGTTGGTGGCTTGTCTGCGGCGACGGATTCTTTAGCTGGTGCTGCAACAGGAACGGGAGCTTCCTCCTTCTCAAGAACGGAGTCAACTATCGATACAGGTGAAGACTGTGGGGAGTCACCAACTATGGTGGGTGACTTGTCTTCTGCAGTAACAGCTTCTATAGCGGCCTTGGCCTTAGCCTCCAATGCCGCCTTCTCTTTTGCTAATTTCTTTCTCATCCTTCTACGTGCGCTTTTGGATTCCAGCGGTGTTTCCACCGCGGATGACTTAGCAGATTGGTCTTCCATCAAAG